ACACCAGAAATACCCGTAGTGGTGCTTCCAGCTCCGAAAACCAGATTACAGTTTTCGTTTAAATTTGCAGCTACTAGATTTGTTGCGTCTGAGTCTTGCTGACAGATAAATAGCTGATGAGGATCATCGGCTACAAATGCTATCGCATCAGATGCAGCTGTTCCGTTAGGGAACGTATTGTTAAATCTAGGCTTATCTGTACTTGGGTCTGTATAGAAACAACCCATAAATACTCCTCTTATAGCGTCGCCCGCTGTTGCTATAACGACAGTTCCGTC